CAAGCCGATACATCTTTTTTTAAATTTCAAAATGTATCTGGAACAAACTTGTTTACTATATCAGAAACAGGAGAAGCTGTTATTACAGGAAGTTTATCTGTAAATGGAAATATAACAGTTACAGGTACTGTAGATGGAATAGATATTAACACAGCGCTTTCTGTTGTACAATCTAATTTAACTAAAATATCGTATTTAACTGTTACACAGCCAGTTGACTTAGATGCAATGGAAACTAAGTTAAATGGTATATCTGATAATGAAGTTATTGACTGGACTACAGACCAGGGAAGTACTAATATACATGCTGGTAATTATACAGATACAAATACAACTTATAGTATATCTTGTGTAGATGGAGATAATAGTGATGAAGAAAAGATAAGACTTACAGATAGTGGTGGCACAAATGACGATATAGTTTTAGAGGCAGGTACAGGACTTTCTATTGCTAGAAGTGGAGATAAAATTACTTTTACTAATACTGTAGCAGATACAGATACTGTTTTAACAGCAGAACAAGTCCAAGACATAGTAGGAGCTATGTTTACGTCTAACACTGAAACAAGGATAGCTGTAACGTATGATGATAGTGACGGCACTATAGACCTTGTTGTAGATGATATGACTGCTGATACTAATACTCAGCTTACAAACGAACAGGTTCAAGATATTGTAGGTGCTATGGTCGATGGTGGTACTGAAACTAACATTGCTGTTACATATGATGATACTAGTGGAAAGCTAAACTTTGTATCTACAGATACTAACACTACATATTCAGAAGCTACAAGCTCTGATGCTGGTCTTATGTCTACTGCGCACCATGATAAGCTTGATGGTATAGCAGCAGGAGCAGAAGTTAATGTACAAAGTGATTGGAACTCTTCTAGTGGAGATAGTCAAATACTTAATAAGCCTACTATACCTGTAGACCTAACATCAGATGGTGCAGGTACTATACACGCAAATAATGTACCTACATTAAATCAAGACACTACAGGTACTTCTGCAGTAGCTACTACTGCTAGGGGATTACAAAGCACTGTTGATGGAGATATAGATATAACTTCTGATGGACATGTTACTATAAAGCTTGATAAAGATAATGATGAAACTTTTCAAAGACTTAAGATAACAAATAATGTAGACGCAGAAGTAGCTTATATATCTGAGGTAGGTGATTTTTTTATTCGAGGTAAAATAACGAATACTGGTTCAGATGCTAATTTGAATATTGAATCTGATGGTAATATGGTATTTGTTCTCGATAGAGACAATGATGAAACAGGGCAATATTTTTCTTTTAATAACTTCGTTACAGAAATAGCTAGGTTAGATGAGTCTGGTGATTTACAAATAGATGGCGGACTTATTACAGGTTCAAGCGCTAGTGTGCAAACTGGTACAATAGAGTTGGGGCATGCAAGTGATACAACTATAGCAAGGTCAGCTGCAGGTACAGTTACCATAGAAGGTAATACTATAGCTACTACAAATAAAGTAATAGATGCTAAAACTGTTGCATATTGGAGTAGTTCTACTAGTGGTTTTTATATAACATTAAGTGGTGCAAGTACATCTGAAAATACAAGTTTATCTACTGCGTCATATACATTAATGTACGTTGCGCCTTATGATGGTAAGATTAAAAGAATAAGTTCTTTTCATCAAAACGCAGCATCAGGTACAAGTACATTCGAGGTATATATAGATGGTGATGACTCTGATTTAACTAATGACCAAAGGGGTAGTGATATGACTACATCTTCTTTTACTACAAAGTTTACAGAAGATTGTCCTGCTGATTGGACTTTTAGTAAAGGTGAGGCTATAGCAATAAAGCGTACAGATAGTGTAGCACGATATGGTGTTACAATGACGATTGTTTTTGAATATGATACAACAACATAATGGCATTAGCAGATAAAAAATACGAAAGAATATTCTCTACTACAGGTAGCGATTCTGATAAAATAGATAATAGTAAGTTTGCTAGAATTAAATCTAAGTTTGACAACAATGAATACTTAGAAGATGATGATTCTTTTGAAACTTTAGCTCCTTTACTATACCAAATACAAAAAATGCAAGATGAGCTTGATGAAATTAGAAGACATGTTGTAAATGATATTGTAGGTACACAAGGACCTCAAGGAGCAACAGGCCCACAAGGGCCACAAGGACCAGCAGGTGCTAAAGGAGATACAGGAGACACAGGGGCGAGAGGTGCTACTGGTGCAGCAGGGGCTAACGGACGAGATGGCTCTAATGGTAGAGATGGTACAACACCAACAATGACAGACTTAAGCGGAAGTAGCCTTCCTACTAGCAGCAGAGGTTTGTCTTCAGGTAAATTGTATAATGACAGAGGAATAGTTAAAATAGCATAACATGGCAGCAATAAATACTGATATATCTCAGAAAATCGACATTACTATTAAGGCTGAAGATTCTTTATCTTTAGTTCTTAATATAACAGATTCAACTGGCGCAGCATTTAACTTATCAGAATATTATGTGTTCTTTGATATATACGGAACAACATCTGATGACACATTAATAGCAGCGTCTAATTTAACTGCTAGAAATACAGAGTTAAGCGGTGATGACTTAACGCAATCTGATTATTTTAATATAGTTTCAGGGTATACATTAGATAAACCTGCCGCTGTAGTAGTAACTGATGCAACAGGAAAAATAGAGTTAACTCTTACATCTGATGAAACTTCTTTAACACCTGGCTCGTATAAATATAAAGTAAAATTAAAAAAAGGTACAACTATTAAAACATGGATGCATGGAAAATTCAAAGTCAATGAATGATAAAAAGAAAAACGAAGAAATTGCAGAATCGCAATGGGAGTCATGGATTGTTGATTTAGAAGAGCAAGAACAACCAGAGGCGTGTAGTATTGATGATGATAACTGTGAAAACTGTGGTTCATAATGAAAAATTTAATTTATATAATTCTATTTATTAGTTCTTACGCTTACTCTCAAGACACTATATTTGATTGTAATGGAATACTTGCACCTGAAGCCTGGCTAGGTGATGGATATTGTGATGACGGTTCTTACGTTTGGAATGATAATCCTATACACTTTGATTGTGAAGAGTTTGCTTACGATGGGGGTGATTGCGAAGTACCTTTACCTGAAGGTATATACGGCTGTACTGACCCTGAAGCACCTAACTTTAACCCTTGGGCTGACTACGATGACGATAGTTGTGTAGGGGTAAGCTGCTCTGATGGTGAGTCTAAAATGATTCTACAGTTAACTTTAGACCAATTTCCTGGTGAAACTGGATGGATACTTACAGATATAACAACAGGACAGCCAGTTGCTAATGTAGTAGCAGGAGAATATTCTTATGAACAATCTTACCAAACTATTATATACGATTTATGTGTACCTGAAACAGGTGTAGAACTTATATTAAGTGATATATATGGTGATGGTTTAGGAGGTTCTATGTATGGTGGAGGCTCAGATGGAAACTTTATTATACTAGGTGATGCACAACCTTGTGGTAGCCTAGATACTTTGTGGGCTTTACCAGAGGCTAACTTTGGTGGCGCTGCTTACTCAGGCCCTATATGGCTACAACAATGCGATATACCTATAATAGAAGGCTGTACAAATAACACATATGTAGAGTTTAATTTTGAAGCTAACTTTGACGATGGTTCTTGTGAAACATTACATACACTAGGATGCGTAAACCCTAGTTCTTTTAACTATAATCCACAAGCTACATTAAATGAAATTATACCTATCTGCAATTACACTCTTATTATAGAAGATGACGGTGGTGACGGATGGGGAGATTCTTATATAGGAATTGTTCAAGAAGACAGCATTCTTGGTACGTATACTATTGGTCCTGGATTATACTCTCAAGAATTTGATATAGTATTAGAAACTGATAAAGCCGTTAAAGTATACTATTTTGAAGTAGCTAGTCCACAAACTCCCCTTGCAGAAGTTGCTTTTCAGACTATGCATAACTCATTTACACTTATAAATTCTAACGATATTATTACACTTCAAGGAGGTGCTTACCCATTTGCTGAAAATGGTGCTGGTGCTTTACAGCCTTATGCTCCTCCATTTTGGAATGTATATAGCGCTATGCCTTTTTGTGGTGATTACTGTATACCTACAATATACGGATGTATGGATGAACAGTCTCTTAATTTTAATGAATTAGCTAATACGGACGATGGTAGCTGCATAGATATTATACAAGGATGTACATCACCTTTTGCTTTTAACTACGACTCTATCGCCAATGTAGATGATGGAAGTTGTGTTGCTATAGTTTATGGTTGTATGAGTGAAAGCGCATGGAATTATAACCCATTTGCTAACACAGCAGATGAATCTTGTATATACTTTGGTTGTATGGATACATTAGCTGATAACTACGACCCTATTGCCAACGTAGAGCTTGAAGGAGCTTGTTTTACGACAGTTCTTGGTTGTACCGACCCTGAAGCTTTTAATTATAATGAAGAAGCTAATACAGAAGATTTTAGTTGTATACCAGTTATATTTGGATGCATGGATTCTACAGCATTCAATTACGACCCTATGGCTAATACAGAAGGTGAGTGTCTAGAAATTATAGAAGGATGTATGGATGTAACAGCGTATAATTACGATGTTTTTGCTAATACAAATGCTGAATGTTTATATGACGCAGGATGTATTGGAGAACCAGGAGAACCTTATTGGTTAAATGATACATGTTACGCTTGGGTGATAATGGTAGACCCTTATTGTTGTAATACTGATTGGGATGAGAAATGTCAAGCATTGTATTGGAGTTGTAGTTGGGATAGTCCATTAGATACTAGAGATTTACTTAGAGGAAATGATGTTGTTATATACCCAAACCCTATGGATGATTTATTAAATGTACTAACAAATGGTCCTGTAGGTATAAAAGTATATGATGTAACAGGAAAACTTGTAATTAAAGTAAAAGAATCACAAACTAAAGAAGGATTAAATCAGCTTGATGTAGGTTTATTACCATCAGGTATATACAACTTTAGCATTACATACGAAGGAGTAACTAGCAACCAAAAACTATTTAAAAGATGAAAAAATTTCTAGAAAATATAACACCTAGTACTACATATATATCGTACTGGTTAATGCTAATTTTATTTTTTATTGTATTTTTCGGAGGAATTTCTACATGTAATGCACAAGGATTGCATAAGATATTTAAGTACTCTACGTTTTACGCTGCAGTAAATGGTGGTACGTCTTTATCTGACGACCAAATATGGTCAGTTACTTCAGGCACATTAGAAGAAGATGTAATTGTTACACCATTTGATTACGCATTGTCTATAGGTATTAGAAAGATTAAGCGTTTTGGTTATGAAAATAGAGCTAATACTTTTTATAATGGTACAGAAAATTCTTACAGTGATGCTGCTACAATAGGTAGAGTTGATGGTTTTGAATATTTATTCGAAGCTGACTTTGTACGTCGACTCGGTATAAACTATACTAACCAGCATCACTTTGTAAGATATGTAGCAGACAACTGGGTTGGTAAGGTAGAGTATTTAGAGGATGGCTTTGCTGATATTAAATATTTTGAAGCATCACAAAGATATAGACTAAAAGTAAGGGAAGGCAAGCTGTCATTTAACGGGGGTTTTGTGCAGAGACTTGCCGAGCCTTACGGATTTGACCCTCTTGCAGACTGGGTTTTAGATAATGGTACTTTACATTACACATACCTAGCACTGCAAGAAGGATACAACATCAGCCTGGGGGGAGAGTATTTTTCACCTGACGGAGAGCTTGTAGCTAACAGTCAAGAAGTGTGGGAAGAGGTTGTAATACCTGAAGTTATAAATAATTATGTAGAAAAACAAAGAAACGCTTTAAAAGATATAGTAGAGTATTCTTTTGTAGCAGGTTTAGACTATTATCATTTTACAAAAAACTTTTGGTTTCACACTTGGGGTAATATAATGCCATACCATTTAGATACAGGTAATAATTACTCTTATTATAACTTTAAAGGTAAACAATGGATTGACTATTCTTGTGGTTTAATATTTGGATATAGGTTTAATAAAAGTTTAGGTATATTTGTAGAAGGTCGATATAATAAATACTGGAATAGACAATGGCATAACTTCAGTGTAGGTGTCAATTATGTAATATTTTAATTATGGCAAAAGAATTAAGTGAAGAAACATCTTTTAATATAAGTTTAAAAACTTTAGCTGGTATAGCAGTTCTTATATTTACATTAGTGGGTATGTGGTTTACACTACAAAATGATATAGCAGAGGCTAAAGAATTACCATTACCTCTTGACCCTGAGATTACTCGTATGGAGTATGACATGAAAGACCAACTTATTAGGCAAACGATTATGTCTACTCAGGATGATGTAAAAGAAATTAAAGACCACATGTTAAGACTTGAAAGTAAAATTGACCAATTGAATTAATGATTAAGCTGTTTTGGATTTTATTATTTATAACAGCAATAGCAAAAGCACAAGTAATACAAAATGACAAACTTCTACATATGGGTGGAAGTTACGTTATAAGTTCTACAGTTGCATCTTTAGTATATAACAAAACTAAAAACAAAAAATGTTCTTTACTTTCTGGGTTAACAGTTTCAATGATTATTGGCGCAGGTAAAGAAATATACGATAGAAAACATGGTAGTCCTGATTGGAATGACATGTTAGCAAATACAGTAGGGAGTACTTTAGGTGTAGTAACTATAAAAATAGCAATATGAAAAATTTAATATTTTTATTATTAATACCTTGCATAAGTTTTGCCCAGGACTTTTCTGATGGTTTAGTTGTTGTTCATTTTAATGCTAGTTTTAATAGTGCAAACGAAGTTTCTTGGATAACAAACTTAACAGACTGTGAAGTAGAAAAAGTAGATATTGCAGCAGACCCTAGATGGTCTTCTGAATATAAAATAGTTGTAGTTCCTACTATAGTAGTCTTTAATAATAACGAAGAAGTAAAAAGGTTTCAGGCAAATATTATGATGACTATGGAAGCTACAAAAAAAGAAGTGCAAACTTCTATAGACGAAATAATTATGGAAGCATTTTAAATTAAATTATGAAACTAAGTAAGAACTTTGTATTATCAGAAATTACTCAAAGTAATACAGCAACAAGATTAGGTATAAGTAATGAACCAACTAAAGAACACTTGGAAAATATGCAAAGGCTTATTTCTAATCTTATACAGCCTATGCGTGACCGTATTGGTCCTATCCGTATCAGTAGTGGTTATCGCTCTAAAGAACTTAATCGTGCTATCGGTGGAAGTAATAAGTCACAACATTGCAAAGGCGAAGCTCTTGATTTGCAGTATTGGGAAAACGGCAAAATGAATAACAAAGTAATCTACGATTGGATATTAAATTCAGGTTTAGAGTTTGACCAAATGATTAATGAGTTTGACTTTGCTTGGATACATATATCTTTAAAAGCTAAAGGCAACAGAAAGCAAGTATTAGAAGCTTACAAAGATGAGGATGGCGACACTAAATATAGATACGCATAAGTTTTATATATATTATTATGGCAAAAGACGCATGTTACAGAAAAGCAAAAGCAAAATATAGAGTATTTCCTAGTGCATATGCATCAGGGTATATAGCAAAATGTCGTAAACGTAAAGGAAATATTAAAAAACATGGCGGTGTAATGAAATCAAAATCAACTGCATGTTGTTGTAATATGGATAGATTTAGTAAACAATACGATTAATGGCTGTTCGTAAAACAAAAGCTGGTGCAAACCTAAAACGTTGGTTTAAAGAAAAGTGGAAGGACGAAAAAGGTAATCCTTGTGGCTCATCTAAAAATAAAAAAACAAAAAAATGCAGACCAACAAAAAAAATAAGCAGCAAAACTCCTGTAACGTGGAAAGGTGTGGGAAAAAGAAAAGCTGCTGTGGTTGCAGAAAAGAAAAAAGTAGGGATGGGCAAAAGGACAAGCGCAATCCGTAAAAAGAAAACCAATGCCAAGAAAAAAAGAAAATCCAATTAGAAGAACCACCAAAGGTAAAGGCGCTAATTATAGACCTACCAAAAAAGGTGCTGGTATGACAGCTAAAGGGGTTAAAGCATATAGAAAAGCTAATCCTGGAAGTAAACTTAAAACTGCTGTAACAGGCAAAGTTAAACCAGGTAGTAAATCAGCTAAAAGACGCAAATCTTATTGCGCACGCTCGTTAGGTCAACTTAAACGAAGTAGCGCTAAAACAAAAAATAATCCAAATTCAAGAATACGTCAAGCAAGAAGACGTTGGAAATGTTAAGTTATGTTAAAAAATATACTAAGTAATTTAGTAGGTCAGGCATCTACTATTATAGATGAAGTAGTTACAACAGATGAAGAGAGATTAGCTCTAAAGAATAAACTTGAAAAACTACATAAAGAACACGAACAAGAAATATTTAAACTAGAGGTAGAAGACAGAAAAAGTGCTCGTACTATGTTTATGGGCGACAATGTTATACAAAAAACTTTAGCAATAATTTTTACTGCAGCGTATTTTTTTCTATCTTACACCATGTTTAAGTACTTTGTTATGAATAGCTTAGAATTATCTGATTATGAAATAGGTTTTATTTCTACAGTATTTGGTGCAATGTCAAGTAAGGTAAACACTATTATAGACTTCTTTTTTGGAGGTTCTTCAAAGAATTAAAATGAGTGCAATAGAAGATGTAGTTCGTGCTAAAATAGCACAAAGAGCTGAAGTAGGTGAAAAAAAGTACGGAGTTACGATGGAGCGTAATGATTTAACAGAAATTCAATGGTTAAAACACGCTCAAGAGGAAGCTATGGATTTAGCTGTTTACCTTGAAAAGCTTATACAAGAAAAGTCGTGATTGAATATCTGGTAATCCATTCTACTGGAACAGAGAAAAATCATGTTCCTGAAAAACAAGAATATAATTTATCAGTATCTTGCGATATAATCCATTTTAATGGACAGCTTTCAAGATACAAAGCGGAGCAGTCAGAACACCCATCAGATGCTAGTAACTATAAGCATATAGCATATATAGGAGGCAAGTTAGATGGTAATGAAGCTGACACCGCTACTTGGAAGCAATACGACACTCTAGAACATATAGTAATGTATCATTTACTGTATAATCAAAACTTAAAAATTTGCAAGTCATCTTTCTTTTTTGAAGAATATTTAGGTATAAACCTTAATAGATGGCTATTAGATATAGGCGTTAATCCTAAAAATATAATGTAATGGCTCGTAACTCGTTAGCAGGAAAAAGTTCGGGTAAAAGCAAAAGCGCAAAACATTATGCAAAAAACAAGTCGTCTCGTAAGAAAAAAAATGAGTACGACAAAAAGTACTCTTCTACTACAAAAAGAAAAAAATACCGTTCATCTTTAAATAAAGCTAATAAAAAAGCCAAAACTTATGGTAATAAGGATGGCTTGGATATGTCGCATACTAAAAAAGGTAAGTTAGTTAAAGAAAAACAATCTAAAAACAGAGCAAGAAATCGTGGTAAAAAGTAAAAAAATTGAAGAATACTTAATTAATCACCCTGAAAAATTAAGAAAAGACTATTCTGATACAGCAAAACTTTTTGATGCTACCTATGAGCAAGTAAGAAGTATAGCTAGACGCATAAGGGCAAGTTATGAAAATGCATTTGAAATAAGTCAAAACTCAACTCATAACGATGAGAAAATAACTACAAACGAACAAAAAGACTCGTTAGTTATATCTGTAGAAGACAGCAAAAGAGTAAAATCACTCGACGACCTTATTGAAAATTGTAAAGTTGACCTTGACACATGGGAAGTAGATTGGTTTGATATTGGTACATACGAAGTTACTGGTTTTGACAATGATAGAAAGCCTGTAACCGTTACTATGTATAGAACTAAGGCTAAATTTAAGAAGATAGATATATGGAAAAATATCAGTATATTAAAGGAGGACCTTAAAAACGATTTATTTGAAGCCTTCAAATCATACTCTTTACAGCCAAATTATAAAACTGATGATAAAGACATGTCATCTGATAAAGAAGGCTATCTACTTGAGATTGGGGCATACGATTTACATCTTGGTAAGTTGGGTATTGATGGTGATGATTATTCACTCGATATTGCTAGGAGAAGGTTATTTTCTGCTATTAATTCCTTATTTGACAGAGCAAGAGGTTTTAAAATCGAAGAAATAGTATTTGTAGTTGGTAATGATTTTCTTAATATAGATAAAGATAAACCTTTTGGTTCTACTACTAAAGGAACACCTCAAAACAATACTGTATCTGCATACGAAGCTTACAGGTACGGTAGAAAATTACTTGTAGAGTGTATAAACTTTTTAGCAGAAAAAGCTCCAGTAAGTGTAATAGTAATACCAGGTAATCACGATGAAGAATCTATGTTACATATGGGAGATGCCTTAGAGGTATTGTATGAAAATACACCACACATAAGGGTAGATAATTCAAGACCACTTATGAAAGCATATAAGTATGGTGAATGTTTACTTATATTTGACCACGGTGATAGAGTTAAAAACTACAAAAATCTTGCATCTGTTATATCGCAACGTTTTAGAGATGTATGGAGTAGTGTAAGGCACATAGAAGTCCATAGAGGGCATCTACATAGCTTAAAAACAAATATTATGGGTCAGGTAGAAGAGCTGAACGGAATAGCTGTAAGGCATTTAGGAAGCATGTCGCCAACTGACCAATGGCATGATGATAGTGGATACCTATCTACAGTTAAACGAGCCCATGCTTTTATATGGCATAAGAAAAATGGTATGCAGTGTGAGTATTATTACAATGTACCATTTAACTAAATTATATGACTACGATATTACAAATAACATACAAAGATTATATATTTGAGTTAGGCTCATATTGGGGTGTGCTTTTAGGTTTAAGAACATTTGAGCCAGATGAAAATTACAACCAACAAGAATTGCAGATTTTCATACCGTTTATATATATAGCGATTGTAAAAAAACTACAGGATGATTAGTCCTGTAGCTTCATAATTACTTTTTGTAAATGTTTAACTCTAACGTGCTTGTTAAATGAACGACTACTCTCAGCCTTATCATGACATTTCCTACATAGTGCTACAAGGTTTTCTATATAGTCTTTATGAGAACCGCCCATACCACGCGCATCTATATGATGAATGTCTACGGCAACTTTCCCACAACTGGTACATAGAATCAGGTCACTTACATCTAAGTTAAAGAATGTACAGTAAAGTTTTTTATGATTTACCATTTTCTTTTTCTTTAGCTTCTTCTATAAGCTTTAATAATTCAGGCATTACTTCGGCATTAAATGCTTTACGCTTTTCCTTCCTCATCTTTACTATAGATTGTCTTTTAGTTTTACTCATTAGTTTTTATTTTTGAGAGCCTTCTTTTTAGAGCTAATTGACCTACGTTTATTCGGTGTTTTATTTTTAGATACCGTTGTATTAGCTTTAGGTTTTGCGTTCTCTTTTTTAAACTTTTTAGAATTTGGTTTATAAAGTCCATCGTGTTTCTTTTTTTCGTTTACATCTTTGAATATTAAGTATGCAATATAAGTTACAATTAATATTACTGTTCCAAGTACTAGTTTAATCATTTTTTTAAAATTTTTGTAGTGAGTATCCATGCTCACTAATTGGTTTAACTTCAGTTATTTCTATTTCACAACCATTGGTTTTGTGTCCGTATTTATACTTAAGTCTGTTATGTAAATATAAATTGTATTTAGGATTGTTTATTATTTCTATGTCATTCCCTATACAAATTTCTTCACTAGATATTTTATGTACTTTCTTTTGAAGACACAATTCTTTCTTTTTCCTTGAGTAGTTGCGCAATTTGAATGTTAATCTGTTTAAGCATATCTTCATTTTCATCTTTAGATTCACGTGCAATTTTGTTTAACTTACTTTCTATTTCACCGTATGTAATTCTGTATTTCTTATCATACTTTAAAAGTTGAGGTGTAATTTTACAATAGTGTATGCAAGTAGCATGATGTCTATTTACATACTTTGATATTTCTTGTACACCACAATTAGTAAAATTTCTTGCGAACAAAAAGTACAAACCCCTAGCTTCGCTAAAGATTCTGTACCTTTTTTTTGAACGCAAGTTTGTTACAGAAATTTTACACACTAACGAAACAGTTTCTAATATTTCTTTAAGTGTTACCATTTCTTATTTTAAGTATTTGTTATACAACTCTTCAGGCATTTCAAAAATACCTGTATTGTTTATAGATGCATTTTCTGGTATTTCTTCATTGAAATAAAGCCAAGCAGATATTGTATTTATATCTTCATCTTCGTAGTTTGCTACATGGTCTTTAATAAATAGTATATCTACTTTTTTTCTTTTATACCAAACAGGATGACACTCTAGGTTATCTAAAGATTTAAGTGTATGCCTATCTACTTTATAGACCTCTCCAACAATGTTTGTATTTTCTAAAGATTCAGAAACGTAGGGTATACCAGCTTCGTACATAGCGTACTTATTTTTAGTAACCCCAAGCCCTAAATACTCAGAGCCTAACATCAAAATATTATTAGCTTTACCTCTTTTTAAAGTTCCATATACAAAAACAATTTCACTCATTAGATTTGTATTATACGGTTAAACATACTATAACTATCTTGACCTGCTTCTTCTATCTCATTAAAAGATTGAATGTTTGATATACCAGCTTTGTAGGCTTTTCTACCATCTTCTAATGAATTAAAGTCTACTACTACAACATCATAAGGAGCTTTCTTTTCTATAAATACAAAATAGAATTTGTGTGCTTTCATTCCATCTAAATAAAATGCAGCTTGAACTCCATATGAATATTTCTTAATAGACTCTAGAATACTTTCTATATCTATAGACTTGCAAGTTTTAATATCTACTATATAGTTTTCTTTTGTGTTATAGTAATCTACTTTAGATTTACATTTTGCACCTTCTAATTCAAATAGATTTATTTTTTCAAACTCACCATTTTCCTGCAACACTAGCTCTTTATATCTAGGATGATTGCTTAAACTTTCCTGCATATTAATAAGCATGTTTTCATACTTACCTGGTACGTGGTAGGGCACATCTTTATTTGCTTCCTTCCAATCTGTTATATACGCTTTACCTGCTTTAGTTCTCCTGTCCATATCAGGTTCGAAAGCGTATAGTTTTTTAAACTCTTCTGGCTCTAACATCATAGCATGGAATGCAGACCCTACAAGCATTGCTTCGGTTTCTACACTTTGTTGCATAGCATAATCGAATTGCTTTTTGCTTCCTTGAAGGGCCTGCTTTACCATACTAGCTGATATATACTCTCTATCTTGAAAGTAATTTTCGTTTGTAATAATACCGTTGTTATCTAATTTCATTTTAAGACTTTAATAATTACTCCTGCTTTTTCTTTATCTACATGATACCCACTAAAATGTGGTATAATAATATCGCAGTTGTCATCATCAATCCAACCATACTCAACCATAAGGTCTTGTACTGTTTGTGCAGGATTAATATAATCGAACTTACGTTTGCTGTTTCTTATGAAATAAAAGTCAACTATTATAGGTAGCTTAGGATTTTCACCAATAAGCTCTATAAACTTTTCTTTGTTTTCTATATAAAAAGATTTACTAGCTTTAATATAGTTTCTTGTTGACTTGCTGTGTATAAGATACTTGCCCGTCCATTGCTTTCCATTCTTACTAGAACTAACATTACCTGGTATAAATATTTCTTTACTCATTTGGGTCAGGTATATAAACACCAAGCTCTTCTATACAAAACCTTTTGATTTGGTCTATGTATGTTATCATTTCTTTGCTTGATATTCTAGTTGTACTTCTTATAATTTTCATCCATTCACCATTTACTATTTCTTTTTTGTACAAGAATTTTTCTTTAAATACATTATGCATTTCTTCTTTCTCGTAACCTAAAGATTTTGCTGGTAATGAAACAACAACACTCCAATAATATTTATTTAAGTTTGTACTTCTAGGTACATTTTTAGTTATGCTAACTACTACTGACTCTCCTTCTAAACTTTTAAGGTAATCATCAAGTTTGTACTTATCTGTAAATATTATTTGATTGTGTAATATTTTTGCTGAATGCTTCATAATAACAAGCAGCAGCCCATCGGGCCGAAGGCCAGTTCCCTGGGCTACTACTTTATTATATATTAGAATGGCATATCGTTAGGAGCTTCTGAGTCAGCAGTATTAGCAAACTTACAAGCTTCATTATACGCACGCATATCTGTTTGTGATAAACCTTTGTTATACTTTACATCAAACGTAATAGGTTTGTTTTCAGGATTAGAAAACTTATACTCTATGACGTGTCTAATCTCAGGCTTACCATCTGAATTATTAGTCCAGTACTCACGCTTAGATAAACAAACATTTACTTTCTTACCTACAGCTTCTTTACAAGACGCTATCCAATCATTAAACTCACGTACTCCACAATTGTGTAAGAACTGCTTAAATATCTTAACCCTTATTTCTTTAGCTTTTTCTGAAGTTTGTGAATCGCTACCTAAGAATTTTAATTTTGCAATAGAGCCATTGGCTGCTTCTACTGTAAATTCTACGTATGGTATCTTCGGTTTCTTAGGTTCTTTATCAGAAGATTTTACGCTTTTTACTTTTACTAGATAAGCACCTTCTTTTAAGTAAGAAGACTTTTCTTCTAGCACTACTGAATTCATGTTTTCAAACATTTCTTTTTGTTTTTTTTGGTTAGTTATAATACTCTTCGCACTTTTCAATGACCTGTGCAAGGTCGTTTTCTATATACAAATCTTCGAACATACCCATCGGGCTTTTCGCAGAGTCGCTTCCATTGGATTGTGTTCTAAATCTAAACTTAGTTCCTCCATCTCCATAGTAGTTGTCTGTAAATAAACAGCATACAAATTCTTTTTCGACACGCTTCTTCCATCTGTTCCCGTCAACAGCAACAAATCTTTCTTGTACTCCTGAATCGCTGTCGTAAGCACCATCAATAGCTAAGTATATAATATACTTGTCTGTATTCTTGGAAAGGTTTAGTATCCTATCTATTTCTTTATTATAGAATGACCACACATCAAAGCCTTTAAATCTAATATCAGCTTCTCTATATATCATTTCTATTAAACTAGTAAACGATTCTACTACTATAGTTTTAATCTCATCAGAGGCCATAGCTTTCTCTATAGCAGAGTTAAATGTAGATAAGTTAGGAACTGCTACGTTCTTAAACTTATTAGCACCTTTAAATGGTAGTTGTTTACGTTCTGTATTTAATACCGCAGTTGTGTTAGGGTCTAAATTCCTTAAGGATGATGACTTACCTGAGCCACTCTTTCCTACTACAATAATGTTTGGTTTCATTTTTTCTTTTGATTTTTAATAAATTCTACTACTGATTCGTACACCTCGTCTATATCACTATATAAACTAATGTTAAGCATTTCTTGTGGTACTCCTTCACAATCTTGCTCTATCTTTAGTACTACGGGTCTTAACCAATCCCAAGAGGTGTGGTAATGCAAGTCCATCAAACTTCTATTGTTTGAGATAAGCCCCACGTCTTCTACCCTCTCGTCAGGAAAGGCTACCATATTACCATTATGGATTATCTCACATCCCATAAATTCTGCTATAAGTTTGTTTGATTTCATTTTTTAGTTGGTAATTTAATTATCTGTTCTACTTTTAATTTATCAGGTTTTTTGTAGTGCTTTCTTTTCGATGTAACAAACTTAAAGTACCCACGCAGCATTATATTGTTTTCTTTAGTTAGCAATTCTTTTATGCTTTTAAAAGTTTTATTTACAATACTTTCTACTGCGTAGATAGGTACGTTAGTTTGTTCACTTACTTTTCTTATAATTTGTTTATAATTCATCTACTGTAAAGAAACTATTATCACTAGAACTTTCAACAAATTTAGTAAATTTATTGTTGAAATCCAAATTGACACTACCTATACCTATGTTACGACCTTTAGCAAAAATGATTTCAGCTTTACCTATTGTGCTGTTACCATTCTCATCAGATTCTATACCATAATATTCAGGTCTATAAACAAATACAACAGTATCAGCTGCTTGTTCTATTTCGCCAGACTCTCTAAGGTCAGCAAGACAAGGGCGACAGCCTGCTCTGTTTTGTACATTACGTGAAAGCTGAGATAAAGCCATAACGCATATGTCTAATTCTTTAGCTACATTCTTTAAAGCTCTAGCAATTTGAGACACCTCTTGCTCACGACTTCTACCTTTGTTGAAATTGTTAACTAACTGTAAGTAGTCAATCATTACAAGCTTTACTTTTTTGCTAACAACATATCTTCTAATTCTGTTAATTAAATACCTTAGACTTGTGTTAGAACACTCGTCTATATACATAGGTAATGATTTAACTTTATTAGAATAATCAATTACTCTATCGTAATCTTCTTTAGACAACTCACCTGAAGATATAGATTTGTTTTCTACATAGGATTCTGAACTAACAACTCTAGTTAGTAATTGATTAACTGACATCTCATACGAAAATACTACAGTAGGTATATCAGATTTAGCTGCGTTTAATGCAAGGTTTAAAGATAAACTAGTCTTACCCATAGATGATGCACCACCGACTATAATTAAGTCTTGATTCTTCCAACCATTAGTGTGTTCATCTATAGATTTATAACCACTAGTTATACCTGTAATACCTTCTTTCTTGCAGTTTTCATGTACCTCATATAAGAAACCTTCAAGCTGATGATTCATGTCAGGAAGCCCAGAGTCATTGTGTTCACCAATACTCCCAAGCTTCTCGACAGAATATTCAATAAGACTGTTGATGTCTTCTTCACCACATCTCTTACTTAAATCTATAATTAGATTTTTAAACTTAACTAGTTTCTTTTCGTTTATGAGGTATTCGACACAACTTTCAAATGGCATATAGTAGGACTCGAATGACATAATTTTTGCTATTTCAAACTGCATATTAAATGCATTTAAGTTTGAAATTTTATCAGCTTTAATTATATCAAACGATTCCCCTTGCTGGTACAGCGTATCTATTACACTAAACACTTCCTTATGTAACAAACTTTCAAACAAGTCTGTATCCAGGACTGTAAAGAAAGTATAATAGTAATCCTTTTTTTGCATTAACTTAGCAAGCAACGCCTTTTCTACCTCATCTCTACTCATAATTAATTAAGGCTTATGCCTTTGTCTATTAAGTCTTTAACTAAAAGGTTAAGTACTTTGTTTGAATATTTATTTGAATTACCTGCAAGCATTTCATAATCAGCTGACCAATTAGTTTTATACTTATGTGTTAAGTAATTAGTTACTCCATTGAATAAACCAAAATGTGTATGACCTTTGTTGTCCATTTCCATTTTGATACACTCCATTAATTCCTTTCTTCTTTCAGCAGTCTTTCTTGGAATTTTCTTAAGCTTAGAGCTAGCTATAATATCAGCAGTTTTTTCTATTAACTCTGAACTTGGAGAAGCATCAATAAGTTTTGTGTATAGTTTCTTTAAGCCAGACATGTTTCGATTAATCATTTCATTAATCTTATCTGTATTAATTTGCTCTACTTGCTTAGTGTGTTTGATAACATGAACATTATCTTTATTGGACATTAATATAGAAAACATATTTGCACAACTGTGCATTCTAGTACTAATACCAAACACTAGTTTTTGACTACCATCATGTGAAGAGAGTGCATAAAGATACTTATCTATCTTGTCATCACCAAATACATCATAACTATTTAGCTTAATAAAAAAGTATATTTTTTTACCTCCAGCAAATGAACCGCATCTAGATTCATCTAAGTTGTAAGAACCATCTTCAAGTTTATCAAGTATAGTATTTAATAAATCTTCATTCTGTATTACTGTATATTGTTTACGCACTGGTCCTAATGCTTGACCTGTTTGGTCATTAACAGTAGCAAAGAATGGTGTTTCTGCATAGTCATCTGCATGCAATGTATTATATGTATGCATTCTAACTTTGCTAACGGTAAAGTTTAACTGACCATATTCTAAAAATTCTTGTTTAGTCATCTTCTAAAAGTTTTTTAAGTTTAGTTATAGAAATTAAAAGTTCATTGTCTTCATCAGGTAAATATTCACCGCAATAATTAATGTACATAGCAGTAATATCTTTAGCTGTTTTTTCAATAAATTCTAATTCTTTTTTAATTTTTTCTATATCCATAATTTTGTATAAAAATATATAAGGCGCACGTCCAATTCGTCAGGCTCGCACTAGTGAGACGGTCTTAAAAGAAGGTACACTACCTCTTCTTACCTTATATATTAAAGTTTAACTCCAAATCTAGAGGCTCTAGCTTTTACATAAAGCCAAACCTTTTCAAAATCTTTGCTGTTAAGCGAGTATTTAAGAACATCTTTTAAAGTTATTCTATGCTTATCACTCAAACCACAATTCCATATACGTCGTTGTTGGTTTTCAGCAAATTTTACAATAGACATACATATTAAAATCCAATTATAGATTTTATTAAAGTCTAGTGTACCACTATGATTACGAAATTCAATTGTATCAGGTCCTGTTGCACAAGAATAATTAGTCATATTTAACCAATAATATCTTTGGCTATTGTAGTGACCACCAGGATGGTTTTTCTTCTTATTGTATGTCCTATCTATAACCATGTTCATAATTAACTTACCAAGATTATCTCTATAATTTCTAAAGTTTAATTCTGAAACATAATTAGGTAGTTTTCTACAATAAGTATTATCATTCCTAGATTGAGGTAACATAGCGTATAAATCAGATTCTATTTCTTTACACAACCTAGCTACCATAATAGAAAATCTACGATTAAAAGAAGCACCACCTATATGAACATGAACACCACACTTTCTATCTACTTTAGCGTTGTGTTCATTTAAGTAGTCACACATTTCTCTAATAGTTTTTATGCCTTTATTACCATGCAGTACACCTGAAACGAATTCATGACCATCAGTTGAACCGTCATAGACAGCTTTCATGTTTATGTTTGGTGTATAAGGAACGTCTTTAGAGAAAGAAGTTTCTAATTCAACTCCAAAAGTATATTTCATACCAGATGTTTTCGTAAAGTCTACAAATGCTTCTCTTGTGTAAATATCTGTAAAAGCTGAATCAAAAGTTTCTCCTGTTGTGTTATAGCTACAACAATAGTCTGTATCTTCATGAACATATTCATCACAACAGTCTCTATAAACAATTCCATGCATTTCTGCAACTTCTGAATCTATATAATATTCGTCGTTATAACATATATAGTCTTCACTTGTAGAATAACCTTCTTCATATCTACCTGTCCATACATAATTGCAGCAGGTTTGTTCAGCACACAATCTTACACCTGAACCATTAAAACTTTCATCAGGTTCTAAGACACAATAAACATCATTATCATAAGTATCATTGAACAAAACAAAACCTTCTGCTATAACGCAGTATAGTATATAGTTTTGTTCTAATATTTTAAGATACTTAATTATTAACTCTTTGTCTGGATGTTCTCTAGGACTTCTAAATCTTAACCATTCAAGTAAAGACCTTTCTCTTGTAACGCCAAACGCTTCAAACTCTATATTAAAATTACAACCGATAAGTATTTTAATTCTTTCGAATTCTGTTTGAGTAAAGCTTGATAAATCTATAGGCGGAACTTCAACAAATTCATCTGTATAATCTCGTACAGATGTTAATACAATTTCTTGTCTTCTTTCTTCTACGAATAAATCTAAGGTATTTGTTGGCATAACTTAATGGTATTATCTATTATACACTTAAGTTCTTCAATATCAGGACTTTTTCCTTTACGACTCTCAAGGTTTTCTACAGCTTGAGATAACTCATTAGCAAATTCTGAATCTGCGCAGAGTATAAGTAGTTTTTCTAACATATTACACGTAAATTTCTTGTTCGACTAAATCTAAAAACATTTGTATTTTTTCTATATCTTTTTCGTCAATAGAATTAAACTCTTTCATGTTTTTAAACATTTCATTAACTGATTCAAATCCTTGTGACATACAGTTATAATAATCTTCAGTATAAGGTTCAGGTAAACTATTTGTATCTAGTACGTTAAAAGACCTATTCCATGTATTCTCTTCTGCTTCAGTCCACGAAGATTTGATTGAAGCCGTACCGTTTCCCATGTAATCTCCATACTCGTACCAATTTTTGCTATTAACTTTCGTTATAGCTGTAACAGGTATTTTAACAGAGTCAACAAGCTCACCAGTAGGAGAGTATATAAATAACTTATCCTTAGTTACTTCTTTAACTTTATTTTCGTCAAATAAAATATCTAAACATTCACGTCTTGAACTAAAGTATATACCAGTTTCATCTCTGTATCTAAACAAAGGATTATTTCTACGATATACATAAAGTTGACCATCGCTTTGAGTAAATACAGCGTTAATTGTACCACCAAAAGAACCTAAAGTAGCATAGTCATCAGTCTTTTTAAGTACGCTATATATTGCTTTTGAATCAACATCTACGTCATCTAACTCGTGGTCAAATAAAACATCTTCAAAATTGTCTAACACACCATTGTGTACACCAACGTATTTACCGTAAGTATAAGGGTGTGTGTTCTCAGCGGTTTTAGCACCATGAGTTCCATACCTAGTATGACCTATAAACAATTGTGATTTTGTTTCATCCATTAATGATAAAAGGTTAGGAGAGTCATCTAAGCATTTGTATATTTTTCCATCTGTATACAAACCAGCTGAGTGTCCGCCTCTATTATCATTGTCGTGCATCATAAACATTAATTTGTTCATGTTAGCACCTTCTCCTATATATGCAACTATTCCACACATTTCTTTTTACTTTTAATAGTTTTTGATTTATTTTTTTGAGAGTATTGAGTTATAAATTCATTTTCTTCGTCAGAAATTAACTCATTTTCTGCGAGTGAACGAAGTTTAAGTTCTTCTTCGTATTGTTCATCTTGTACTTCATAGTATTTGGCATCATATAAAGAGTCAAGAGCTATGCGCTCTTGCTCTTCAATGAATTTGTCTTTCATTCTACCCATGGCTACTATTCTTCCAAGACAAATTTTGGTAAACCATTAGTACCGATATACATACCAGAAGCTTTAAAGGTTATCTTAGCACCTTTCCAAGTTACTGTATACTCAACTTGATTGTCTTCAAATTTCTGTTCAAAAACATTATCATCAATTTGAAGCATGCTAAGCTGCTTATTATCAGTAGTTTCTCCGCTATCTTCAGCAAAATAAAAACCTTCATTAGGTTGTGTATTTTCCATAGCTTTGTTAACAATAGCATTACTCTTTGTATCAATGTTATGAGTCTTACGTATCTTACTTAACTTGTTTTCAATCGCATGTCTTGTGCGTCCAAGTCTAGCAGCAAGCTCATCATTTGATAAGTGCATATTATTAATTAAAAATTGTACGTGTTCTACCGACCAAGGTAGACGTGTGATTCTTTTAGGCGTAGTTCTTTTAGTAGCCATAATAAAAAAATTAAAGGTATATTGTGTATTGTATTTTATAGTTAGCAACACAACTTAACTAACTGTAGGGGAAGAAGAAAATCAACTAATTAGTATAGAACATAAGAGCTCTTAACTTGATTATAAATTGAGAGTGTGTTATATACTCTTCTTCATATTCTTTTAGTAAATTTCTTACTTGCATTAATTTAGATTCCATAGCGTTTATTCTAGCGCTCATGTAATTCATATTTTCGTTATTATACTCAGGCATAACATGTGTATTTAATTAAAAGCCAATAGGCAGAGCCGTTAAGCTCCACCATTGACACTGACTTTGCCTAGCACCCCTGCTAGGACTTTTCACTTTATGCAGCACTCACGCAGCTTGCTCATCGTTCTAACTTTTTAAGTTTAGCTTCAAGTTTTTTCATTTGTTTAGTACCTAAACTTCTGTGAGGTTCTTGCATGTAATCTCTTATACCTCTTGCAGTACTAATTTGTTCTTGATACGCAGCGTTGCGTTCAATAGCTTGCTCTCTGCGAAGCTCTTCACGTTCTTTACGTGGTAATACTAATCCAGCCATAGCTTTCAATTTAGTTTAGTTAATGAATAAAAAAAATAAGCAGGCTCATATATTGCCACAGGAATTTCACCTGTTTGGGCTATATGATACCCAAATGGTTTTTACATCAAGCTACCTGCTTATATAGTCTTTCCTATTAGTCACCACACAACACTTATTGTTCCTAGAGGTTGCTTTCTTGGGTGCTTACGGTGCATCATACCGCCCATCTTGGCCAACAGATGAGGTTGTTAATACATGTTGATAAATTGCAATCTCTTAAATATAAATACATTACATAAGAAACTACCACGCATCCACTTGACTATTAAAATTAAAAGTTGTAACTTCGAATCAAAATGTCGTAAGCCTCTACGCATTACTGCTCAATCTCCTAAATAGAGCAGAATCCCAAATCAGAAGAAAAGGAACTGAATGGGAAGAAGAAAAAACAACCCACATACTACTCAGTATCAAGTACTTAGCGCAAGCACAACGCAAGTCTATCGACCAAAACAACCTAAAGGTAGCCGATATAGGCGTGTAGGGTGTAGTTCACACACACACTCAAATACAGAAAACTACTGGGTATTTACTGCAGTACTACTGGGTATTTACTAGATGATAGTGAGAAAAGGTGCACCCGAAGGCACACCTGCTCAGTAGTTAGGTTCTAGAAGTCTATGTCCTCTTCAGAGCTAACGACAGCGTCTATCTCGTCAAGAGACTTAACTTTGTTAGCAACTTTAGGCTTACTCTTCGTACCCGACTTAGACATGATGTAAGTCTTACCTCTATTAGAAGTAAGTTTACAGTCTAGAGTCACACCCGACAATTCCTTGAGGTCAAATCCTTTCTCTTGAAACCACACTAAAAGCGTTTCGCTTGTGTGTTGCACAATGTTTAGGATAAGACCTGGAATCTTGTAAGGACGTACGTTGTCTTTACTACTAGGGTCAAACTTATCAGGGTTAGATAAATCCTCCATACTCAAACCTGTTTCACTTTCAATGTAAGTAAATAAGTTTGGGTGAAGCATTTCATCATCATCCTCAATAAGTCTTAGACCACGAAGACAAGCTATTGCTTTACGCAAAGCACCACTACCTATAGAAGGCATAGCACCCTCTGTAGTAAGCGTCACAACTCTGTCTGGTTGACCCTCTACACCGATAGTAGAAAGGTCAGGAAAGAACCACGTTACAAACACTTTCCCTTGGGAAGGCTTGCACTTAACAAACTCAACCTTGTGTACTTTTTCAGCACCACAATATTCAGGATGTTCGGCTTTCTCCAAACGAACATGAGAGTAGTTGCCTACGTTAGCTTGACGATATTTGTCAAACCACCCGTAAGGCTTTACGCTTGTAGTTGATGACAACTCACTTGCAGAATGCCCTGCACTAGCTTGTTCCTTAGAACCTAACATACCATTAACTTTAGATAATAAATCCATAACGTCAATAATATTAAATCCATTAACTTAAACCCTAATGGTTGGGTTGCTACTTAGTGTAGCTGTTGTTGAAGAAGAAAACTCTCCGTCACAATTACGGGGTGGGTGTACAAAATTTGGAGGTAGTAGGGGCAGTATACTATAAGACAATCGCACTCACAAAAACATAAAAAATTTTTTCAGTATATTTGAAAAATAATAAAAAAAAAATTATGCCTGGTAAATCAAAAAAAACTACAAAAGTTAAACCTTTATTAAGTAAAGGTAGTAATACACGTAAATTTCTAGATACAGCAGTGTCAGTTATAGGTGGACCAGCTGTTATGGCTTATAAAGGTTTAAAGAATGTCCAAAAGAAACGTAAAGCCTCTGGAATGGTTAAGAAAAGAGGTGGTTTAATACAACACGATTAATATGCCAGGTAAAAATAAAACAGCAGCAGCTTTCAAGAAAGCAGGCCCAGGACAAAGAAAAAAAATTATGGAAGACCCATTGTATGGAAAAGGGTCTGGTAGTGGTACTATAAGTAAGAGCAAAGGTTTTAATTTTACTAGTTTGTTAAGTGAGAGGCTTAAAAAGAAAGCACAAAGTTTAATGAAAATGAAAAAAGGTGGTTCTTTGAATCAATACGATTAGGATTTAATAATTGCTTTACATATAATATGTTTGTTTGGTTGAATTAGGGTAGCTTTCGGGTTACCCTTTTTTTGTATATATTTGTATTATGACAAGAAGTAAGTTTGGAATTGTTCGTGAAAGCAAGGACGGAACTATTAAAGGTTACGTTGACATGGGCGAAAAATATTTTTGTTACAACGAAATAGATGTATTTGATAGTTATTTAGATATGGGCTATAGTGTTGTAAACAATTGTTATGTTATGGTTGGTGGAAATAGGACTACTTATTTATATAGGTATCGTACAGAGCATGGTGAAAAGGTCGAAGAAAGTGTAGACGAATTCACTCACCCAACTATGATGATGGTAACGGAGCTAAAAGTAAATTAATGTACTTAGTAAATTTAGACAAGACAGGTAAAGTCATTATGGATGACTCAATTTATGCTGTCGAAGAATTCAGAGAAGTTTTAGAAACAAAAACACTTGGAAACAAAGGTATGCTTTGGGTGGCTTTGTATTGTGACTACGACAGTATCTACAGACATTTTACTGAATCTGAAAGAAGCAGAGCAATAAGTAGTGAAGTTTTTAAAGATTACGATTGGAAGGGTCAAAAAAATAAAAAAATTGCTAACGCAATTAAAAAATATAAAGAGTTACAATTTGACCCCTTAGATGCTCAGCTACGAGCTTTCAACGAAAAGATAAATGAGTATACCACATTACTTAAAACTGTTACCATAACAGAAGAAAACGCTAATGAAATGCAAAAGGTAATGATTGGTATAGATAAAATATTATCTACAAGACAAAAATTACTTGACGCAATAGAGCGAAGAGGTCAGCGTACTAAAATATCTGGTGATGCTGAAATGAACTACCTAGAAAAGAAACAGTCTTACAGTGGGTAATATAAAAAAATACCAACCTATAATTTATGAAGGAATACCTGACCTTAATCAGGAAAGCATTGCATACAGAGAATTTTGGGATGAGCAGATTGAAAGGTGCAAGAATGGCTATAAGCCAAGAGGTATGGATGCTATATCAGGTAAACATTATTACTATCTCAATTTTTATAAGATATTGGGTAATAGTGGCGAAAAAGGTGGGCGTAAAACACTTATTGCTCCTTGGTATCGAGATATGGACAAAGAGTATTTCGATTTATTTGAAACATGTAAAGACGAAGAAAAAGGAATGATTGTAATTAAAGCTCGTGATAAGGGCTTTAGTTATATGAATTCTGGTATACTTGCTCAAGAGTTTACATTTTATCCTTTTAATGAAATAGGTATAGCAGCAGGCTTACAAGTAACAGCTGACTCTTTCTTTGGTAAAGTAAAGAATGGTTTATTTAATCAAGAAAGAATTTTTCGGCATTCTATATTAAAAGATGCAGATGCTTTACTTAAGTCTGGTTATAAAAAGAAAGACAGAGATGGTAAGTGGAATGTAGGTGGATTTCAATCTTCTATACACTGCCGTACAATGAGTAATCCTGAAGTATTTAAAGGTGAGCGTTTATCTGTTATGATATTTGAAGAAGCAGGTGAGTTCAAAGAGCTTTTAAATGCATACATGTCATCCAAAGCATGTTTCATGGATGGTGATATTCAATATGGTGTTCCAGTAATAGGTGGTACAGGAGGTGATATAGAAACTTCTTCTAAAGACTTTATGGATATGTATTATAATGCAGATGCATTTAATTTAATACCTATGTTTATACCAGCTACTAAATGTTATCATGGATTTTTTGATTTAAACACTGGTGTGTCAGATATAAGTGGCGCAGAAAAAAAATTACTCGCAGAGCGAGACCAATTAAAAACTGGTGCTAACAATAAAGGTTACAATTTACATATACAAAACTATCCACTAACTGTAGAAGAAGCTTTTCTACAAACTAAATCTTCTAAATTTAATATTGGTAATATTAATGAGCAAAGAGGTCTGATAATGTCATCACCTCAAACTGAAAATCAAATACAAAAAGGTAGGCTTGAATGGTTTGGTGAAGGTATGGATGTAGAATGGATACCTGACGATACTGGTCCTTATAAAATATTATCACACCCAATGACTGATTATCAAGGACTTGACATTGGAGGTATTGATTCTTATGACCAGGATACAGCAAAAAGCTCAAAGTCTTTAGGTAGTGCAATTATATATAGAAGATTTTATAGTGTTGATTTACCTAGTAATTATGTAGTTGCAGAATATACTGAAAGACCTAAGACTGCAGAAGAGTTTTGGGATGGTTGTTTAAAGCTAGCTGTATATTATAATTCTAAAATGCTTATTGAGTTTACTAAAATAGGTATTATAGATTACTTTAAACGAATGGGTGGTATGAAGTTTATGAAAGAAAGACCGACTGCTGCGCACTCTCCTAAAACTGTAAACAGAAATAGGTTTGGTATACAAATGAATAAACATACTAAATCTGTAATGGAGCAATATTTACATAAATACGTAGAGGAAAATTGTGGAGATATTTGGTTTATGGAACTGTTAGACGAATTAGCTAATTACGGTGTGCGAAATACAGACCGTGTAATAGCTTTTGGGCTGTGTTTGATACATGACATAGACATATACGAAAAAAGTGTTAAATTTGGTGAATCTGAAATAAATAATATTGGGTTTGTTTATTACAAACGTGAAAACGGCAGACTTGTACCATATAAAGAATAAAAATGGCAGTTAATAATCATGGGTTTCCTAGACAAGCTATTCCTGATAGCGAAAAAACAAAAGAATGGTGTATAGATAACTTACGCTCTATAACTAGATTTCTAGGTGGAGCTAATTCATCTGCTGATAACTTTCTTAATAATAGGAATAAAGATATAGCAAACTATGCTATGTATAATGGTCATATTAATACAAAAGACTATGAATACATAACTGACCAATATGGCTTGCCTTTTCCTGCACAAATGGCAAACTTTCCTTTAGCTCAAACTAAAATAGATTTACTTGTAAATGAAGATACTCAAAGACCTTTAGATAAAAAAGTTACATCTATTAATAAAGAAGCTGCTCTTCGTAAAGAAAAGTTTAAAGTATCATTAGTTGCTAATAAATTACTTGAAGACATAAATAATCAATTTGCAACTGCTTTTGGCGTTAAGCCACCAACTGAAAATGGTGACTTTCCTGTGCCAGATGACATTGATGAGTTCATGCGATATGAATACAAAGAACTTATTGAGGAAGTGTGTCAAGATGGTTTAGACTACCTTATACAAAAATATAGACTTAAAGATGTTTTTGGAGTAGGATTCAGAGATTTTTTAGTTACAGGTAAAGAATTCTATAAAGTATATGTAAAAAATGGCGACCCTTTTGTAAGAAGAATAGACCCACGTAGTGTTATATGGGATTCATCTATACAAAGTGATTATTTAGAAGAAGCAAATTGGGTTGCTGAAGAACGCTTCTTGTCTGTAAATGAGGTAATTGACGAGTATAGAGAACAACTTACTAAAGAAGATGTACAAAAACTTGAAGAGATACGTCAAATAGATGGTATAGATAAGTTGTCTGACTTTAATGCAGATATTGAGTGGATTGATTTTGATAAAGACAAAGGTGTTCGTATACGTGTTGTTACAGTAGAATGGAAATCAGTTAAAGAAATTAATTATAAGATTTCTGAAAATAAACACGACCCTTTTAATCCTTTTAAGAAAATTGTAAAAGAAAATTACCGACCACGTAAAAAAGAAAAAGTAGAAAAAAAGTTTGTAGATGACATATGGGAAGCAACTGAGATAGGTGGTCAAATATATGTTAACTGTAGACGTAGACCAAATCAAGTACGTTCTGTAGATGACGCTGGTACTACACCTCTTTCTTATGTAGGATGTATACACAATTACTCAACAGGTCAAAGTACTTCATTATGTGACTTATTGCGTCATGTACAAATGATGTATAATATAGTACATTACCACATTGAACTTACATTAGCAAGAGCAGGTGGTAAAGCTGTCGTTTATGATGTATCTCAATTACCAACTAATATTGGTATGGATATGCAAAGTGTAATGTATCATCTTAAAACAGATGGTATTATTCCTATTAATAGCCAAATGGAAGGACAGGAAGCTTCTAGATTTAACCAATTCCAACAAATAGACTTTACCCTTTCAAACTCTGTAAGACAGCTTATAGAGCTTAAATTAATGTTAGAACAAACAGCTGGACAAATTTCTGGTGTATCCCCACAACGTGAAGGTTCTGTATCTCAATACGAGTATGTAGGAAATGTACAACGCAGTGTGGTACAATCTTCGTTATCAACTAAAGGTTGGTTCTTTCAACATAATGAGGTTAAAAAAATGATATTCGAAAGAATGTGCAACCTTATGAAAATTTGTTGGTCTGAAGGTAAAAAAGCTGGTTATGTTTTAGGTGATGGTGGTTATAAATTCTTATCTGTATTACCTGATATTGCATTAAATGACTATGGTGTATTTATAGGAGACTCTGGTAAAGATGATGCTATGAAACAAGTAGTTCAACAAATGTCACAGGCTGCGTTACAAAATGGAAGTTTGACTATGTTAGATGCTATCAAAGTTTTAAAAGCAGATAGTCTAAGTGAAGCAGAAACAATACTTGAACGTGGAATGGACACTATGAAAAAAATTCAAGAACAAGCTCAACAACAAGCACAGCAACAACAACAAGCTATGCAAGAGCAAATAGCACAGCAACAACAAATGGAAAGCGATAAGCAACAAGCTGAAATGCAAAATAAATTAGATATAGCTAAAATAGCAGCAGATTCAAGAGTTACTGTAGCTGAAATTAATCAAGAAGCTAAGTATGAATCTGAAATGCTAAAAGAAAAATCTAAAATACAACTCGAAGGAGTTAAAGGAAGCGTACAGGAACAATTAAATAACCAATCAGCAAAATAAATTATTTATATTATCTTTGCTGTATAAAAAACAAAAAGCATGAGTGAAAGTAATAGTTTAATCGACCAAGTTACCTCTGAGCAAGAAGGTAACTCTTTTGATGCATCAGCATTTATTAGTTCTGATGTAGCAAATAACTTGGAAAGTATTGAAGAAGACAGTAATCAACAGGTTGAAACGCAAGCGCAAGCAGAAGATACCGACCAACAAGAAGCAACAGCGTCAGGAGAAGTTAATGAAGATGGAGAAAGCGATAATGAGAATTTCAGCTGGGATAGCATCGAAGTTAACGAAGAACCTAAAGAAGATACAGTTGCCGAACAACCCAAAGAAGAAGACTGGGATGAAGTAGAGTCAACTACAGATACTTTTAATTGGAATGAAGTTGGAACTGAGTTAGGAGTGGAAGCTAAGACTAAAGAAGAGTTTGTTCAGCAAGTAAAAAATCTAATTGAAAATCCTGTAAAGGACAATGAAAAGATTGCTAACATACAAGAGTATATCAAAAGAAGTGATGAAGAGTTAGTTATCGCAGATATGCAAGCTTCTAAGTTCGATAATGAATATATAGAAGACACTGTAAATAAACTTAAGGAGTCTGGATTATTAAAGCGTGAAGCTTTACAGATTAGAACTCAATTACAAAAGTTTGTACAGAAAGAGCGTGAAAACATTAGACAAGCTCAGTTAACTGCTGAACGAGATGAAATCGCTGCTCAACAAAAAGCAAAAAAAGAATTACAAAGCCACATAAAAAGTAAAAATGAATTTTTTGGTGGTAAAATTAATTCTGATGAAAAACGAAAATTATACAATTATATAACGAAAGGAGATTTTTCTAAAGAAATATTTGATACTCATGCCAATGTTGCGGAGGCTGCTTTTCTTTGGAAGAATAAGGACAAAATTTTTAAAATGATTCGTACGCAAGGCGTTGAACAAGGTAAATCTAAAATCCTTAACAATATTACTTCTCCTAGTAAAAACTCTAGAAGTCAAAATAGTTTTACTCCAAAGAGTGAAGGCTTTGACCCAAAAGGTTTTTTAAAATAATTGATAATTATATTTATTAATTTATTTAAAATACTTTAAAAAATGAAGGTATATAGTGCTAAGTACGACCCGTCGTACAACACAGCTGACAACTCGCTTGTCGCAAACATGCTAAAGTACCCTGAGATTGCGAAGAAAATTATCGAATTATATCCTCGCTACTCAATGACGTACTTACTAGAACGATTAGGTTTCGGAGCTAGTGAAAAAATTATTGGAGCTAACGCTTTCGAATGGAAAGTAATGTCTCGTTACAAAAAACCTGCTGTCTTAGATGTAGCTGATGCTACTGACCGTAGTGCAGGCGATGTTGTAACTTACAAGATTGCTTCTGCTGAAGCTGCAGGTGAATACTGCCATTTAGCAGTAAATGATGTTGTTCGTTTTGATACTACAGGTACAACTGGTATTGTAACTGCAGTAGGAACACAAAATACAGGAGCTGATGGTCAAACTGATGTTACTGTAAGATTATTACAAGCATTTACAGCTGACTTAACTACATCTACTAGATTAGGTGTAATTGGTTCTGCGTTTGGTCAAGGTTCTCTTGGTGATGAAGTAGGTGAAATGTACGCTTACCCAGAAACTCACCGCAATCACTTAACTCTTTCTCGTAGAAAGTGTAAGATTAACGGTATTGATTTACACGATGTTACTTGGGTAGAGCACAATGGTCACAGACTATGGTACTTTACTAAAGAGCAACAAATGACTGACCAGTTCATGTATGAGCTTGAATTGAATCGTTGGTTTGGTAAGTCTTCTGTATCAGGAGATATTACATACCCAGGTCAAGAAGGTAGTGCTACTACAGGTTTCCCAGTTATGGGTGATGGTATCATTGCACAAATTGATTCAGGTAATGTATTTAACTACACTGCTGGTGCGTTAACTGATGATATTTTATTAGATGCTATGGCTTCTCTTTCATTGAACACATTATCTCCAACAGGAAACGAATTTGTTTGTTTCACTGGTATGGCTGGTATGGTTCAATTCCAAAAAGCTATGAAAGCTTTTGTTGGTAATGGTGTAGCTAATGCAGGTTCTGCTGGTTCTATGATGGTTGACAAAGCTGGACAAGATGTTGCAGTAGGTGTAAACTTTACTACTTACCACGTATTAGGTAACAAGTTAACTGTAGTTCACAACCCTTGTTTTGATGACCCTAATATTGCGGCATTAACTTCAGGTGTAGGTAATTTCGACTCTGCTGAATTATCTGCATTGATGGTATTTATGGACATGTCAGTTCAAGATGGAGTTGCTAACGTTGAGCTTATCGCTAAAGGTGCTGAAGGATACAACAGAAACTACGTTAAGAAATACGTTCCTGGTATGATTAACCCTAACGACCCATCTTCATTGATGGCTGCTAATGGTAATGATACTTTCGAATGTCACATTCTTTCTGAGTCTGGTGTTATTATTCGTAACCCATTATCTTGCGGTATTTTAAAGCCAACTGGTCTTAACATATAATTTATAAAACTTAGAAAAAATGGCTGAAGAAAAATACTTAGCGGAATATGAAAAAAGCGCAGCAGGTAACTACCTAAAGCGTTCAAGAGGTACATTAATTAATGTAATCTCACAAGGAGCTACTGATAAAACTCTTATTGAGGAAGAGTCAGGCTCAACTGTTTTAGTTACTATGACTGGTAACTCAGATAAAACTGTAACTTTACCTGCTGCAAAAGCTGGACTTAACTTTAAATTTGTAGTTGCTGCATCTCCTTCTGGAAGTGGCGACTTAATAATTTCATCTGCTGTTGCAGATACAATAGTTGGTCTTACAAACGCTGATGCTGCTGCAGATGGTGCTACTAACACTGCTGCAGACAGTGTTATTATTGAAGCTGCTGCTGTTGGTGGAGAAGTAATTGAATTATTATGTGACGGTACTAGCTGGTATGCATTTGCACACCAATCTGCTGTTGACTCAATTACATTAGCTGGATAATTGATTATTCAATAATATTCATCCCCTCTTCGGAGGGGGTGTTTTTTAACTTAACTCAAAAAGCAAGAAAAATGGAGAACAAAAATTTAATTATCTACAAACACAAAACTAAATCTAAACTACATAGATGTAGCTTTGGTAATTCTTACAAAGACAAATACGGTAAGCTAAAGAACTTAGTTGACGTAAATGGTTTAGAAAGAGGGTTTACAGCACGTAGCTCATCATTTGTTTTAAGAAAAGATATTGAAAATGATGTAATTTTAGATAATTGGTTATCTAAACATCCAGACATTTTAAATCAATGGACTCGTGAAGATGTTGTAGAGCAAGAAAAAATTGAAACAGAAAATACATTAAATGAAGCTCAGGCAATTATTGAAGCTGCAAAAATGAATGTTAAATCTGTTTTAGATTTTGCTAAACTAAGCAAAATGAATATTAACTCTGATACTGAGGTTCTTAGAGCTAAGATTATAAAGATTGCACAAAATGACCCAGCTAAGTTTATGGAGCTTCATTTTGACCCTGAAAAAGACTATAGAGTATTTATTATAGATGCACTAAAGTCAAAAAATCTTACTTATAAAAATAGTACTTTTATGTACGGTAAGCAAGCTATTGGAACAAACGAAGAACAAGTAATTGTTTGGCTTAAAGAAAACAAAGACATCTTTGCTTTAATCAAGCATGAACTTAGAGGTGAAACTAAAACTAAAAAAGTTAAAGCATAATTTATGCCACTAGCATTATCAGATGCAGCTTCAATGCAAGCAAGAATTCGTCAGATTGTAGACCGTGAAGACACGGCTTACTTTAGTGCTGACCAACTCAATGAATATATTGAAATGGCAGTTGATGAATTTTTACAACAATACTATACTATTTTTGAAGCAAATCAAGATGCAAGAGATAAGTTAGAGTCTTTAGTGAAAACAGAAAGTAAAAGTTTTGCTTCTAGTGCTTATGAGGTTGCAGTTTCTACTTTAGCAGATAGTGGTGATGACACATTAATATTTTATAGATTGTTATCTGCAAGACTTACAGATTCACCTAACACATCTGTTAAAATTATTCAACTGTCTGATTATTCAGCTTACACTAACGACCCTTTTAATAAAGCTGATGATAATAACCCTGTTATATATCAAGAGGGTGGTAAACTGAAAGTTTTAGGTTTAAGTTCTACAACAAGTATAGATTTAACTTACTTACAATATACAAGTACGTTCAGTGATTTGGCTGGACATACTTATGAGGAATTATGTCAAATTGCTGCGAGAAAAATACTCCAAACGCTAGGAGACCCAAGATATAGTCTGATGCAAGCAGAGGTCTTGGAAAGAAATACGGCACTTGGAGGTCGCAGTAAATAAAGGTGCTTTTTGCTCCCTTGCTTCGGAAGAGTGGTTGTGGTGTTAACTGCGCCACTCTTCTTTTTTTAATAAAAATATGATATGGCAACATTAAACGAAATTGCGTACAACATTAAAAACATCGTAGAAGGCGGTGTAGGTTCTGATGATTCGAATTTGTCAACACGACAAATAAAACAAATGATACACGTAAAGCGTGCTGAATTATTGGTTAAGTATACAGATAATGGTAGAAAAACATCGGATGTATGTTATCAAGTAGATATTGCTACACCATCAATGTCAGGATACGCATATAAAGAGTTTTTAGGCTTTAATAACAATAGAGCTATAAGAAGTGTCAGCTTAAGAGAGTCGAGCAATATAGAAGCGTCTAGTGAGATTTTACCTTTAGTTCAAGACCAAGACAGAACATTTATACAGTCTGCAAGATTTATGCGAAATGTTACTAAAAAATACGCAAGTCTTTTAGATGATAAAATATATGTATTTGATGGCGATTCTTTAGTTTCTAGTGGTACTTTAGAAATAAAAGGTATATATAGTAATCCAACAACAGTAAGTTCTTATGTGGATGACGATACAACTCAATATCCTTTTCCAAATGAATTGATTAGTGTATTGACTCAAGAAATAATTAGCAAAGAAATTGTTATGTTATATAATTTGTCTGCTAATACACCAAACAACCAGACAGATGAAAAAACTCAATCTAAGAACGTACAAAGATAAATACAAGTTTATAAAAGACATATATAAACCTATTCGAAATGAACTAAGAATAAATGGAAAAAGGATTACATATTCTACTTACTTTAAAGTTATAACTTGTTTTTTAGAAAATATAATACATGAAGTAGCTGTAGAAAAAAATAAATTTGTATTACCATTTAGTTTAGGTAAAATGTATATAAAAAAAGAGGTACATAAAAGACCTTTTCATATACAAATAGATATACAAGAATCTGAAAAAAGAGGTGAGTTAGTAAAATACAAAGTGCCTATTGTGGATGATTTTTACAATAAATTAGTCTGGGAGCGACCAACAACTTATAAAAGGTATAAAATATTACCTTTAAATAAATTTAAAAAATTAATAAACAAAGTTAAAGAATATTAATATGCAGCCTAGAATAAGTGTAAAACAAGTAGTTCAAGCAGTTATTAGAAATTTAGGAGTTCAAGATGCAGCTTCTGAGTTTCATAATTTTGTTGAATGGGCATTTGAAGCTGAAAAGAAAATTGGTTCTTTTAAAACATTTGTAGTTAAAGAAGTAAGTATTTCTGTTAGTAATAAACAAGCTGCTTTACCAAATGATTTTATAGAATTAATTGATGTAAAAAATGCTAACAATCGTTTTTACGAAGCTGAGCAAAGACCTTTTCGAGAAAAGAATACTCACATGAATAGCTATAATACATACTATTTAACTAATGGTTTTATAAGGTTTAGTGAGGTTACAGATACTTCTATAGACATTGCTTACACTGCATTAGACACAGATGATGAAGGTTACCCAACAATAGAGGCTAATCACGAAGATGCTGTTTCTGCATATTTAATGTATAAATATAAAGCTAGAGATTATTATAATCAAAAACTACCTAAGTACATACATGACGATATGAAGCGTGAATGGTTTAGATTATGTGCTCAAGCAAGAGGTAATGACAACTTACCTAATAGAAACCAAATGAGAGCTATTTCTAAATACTGGAATAGTTTAGTACCACATGTACCAAGATACTAAAAAATGGCTAAAACAGTAAGACAACAACTAGCAGATTTAGCAGGAGGTAAAAAACCAAATGTATTTTATAAAGGTCTTAATACTGATACTGATGAGCACTTAATTGGTAATGACCAATTTACTGATGCAAAAAATGTACGTATAAATTCAAAAGACACTGACCTTGGTACATTACAAAATTTAAAATCTAATTTATTAGAATCTACAATAAGCACACCTGGATGGGTTTTTACCCCTACATCTGTAGCTAATCAACATTTTTGGGGTGCAACAGCACCTGGAGATAGTAGTGTAAATCTTAGTAAGTTAAGTTTTGCATTTGAACTAACAGGTGGTTCTTTTGTTCAATTTGCCTCAAATCCTAGTGATGATTATAGAATAGATGTAGGTCTTACATATGCAGATTTTATTTATGGTAGACCTTATTATGCTTCTTCTATAGCATATACAAACGATGATATAATTTTACACGTTTATGACTCATTAAAAAATAATGCAATTTTTAATGCAGTTATGACGGTAGCTTTAGGGCAGACAGGTACTGTTAAAGGTAGTAGTTTGAGTTTGTATTTCTTTCCTAAAAACACTGCTTTAGTACCAGACACGTCTAATTCAATTACTTTGTATAGAACTTTAGATGGAGCTACTACAAATACTACAGGTGGTACAAATTTGTTTTCTTCAACATCTTATGGAGCTGATGGATTTGGTTTAAATATATTAGCATTAGAATCTTTTTCTGATTACATGGCAGCTATATGTTTTAACTCTAACACAATACAAGCTGTTGTTAAAATATTCACAAATGACGAAGGCCGTATATCTAGCTTTGAACCTGTTGTAATTAGTAATTTTGGATTAACAAATTATTATACAGCAATCACTACTCAAAAAGTTGAAGAAAATGAAAATTATAATCGGATATATTGGACTGATGGTGTAAACCCTATTAAGACTGTAAACCTTGAAGCAACAGGTGGTTTTTATAATGACTTTAGCGACCCAGATGATTTTAATTTATTTGCTAAGTCTTCTTTATCTCCTTTAGAGGTTGTAAGTGTTAAAGATGGTGGTTCTATTAATTGCGGTAGCTGGTCGTATTGTTATAGACTAAAAACTGATGATGGTAAAACTACAGTTTTTTCTCCTATAACTAATCCAATACCATTACCGAAAAGTAATAAAAATATTGAGTCGCATTTAGTAGAAGGTGGTTTACTTTCTGATAACTCAGGTAAGTCTGTTACATTAACTATAACAGGTATAGAAGAAGTATATACATCTGTAGAGTTAATAGGAATACATTACTTAGATGAGGTTGGTGGAGCTGCTTTTTATTTAATTAAAGAAGAAGGCGTATCAAGCTCTATATGTAATCTTACTCATAATGGTAATGAAAGTACTACACCTATTACAGCCGCATCAATATTAACTAAAAAAAATACATGGGATGTATGTCAAGATATTGAAGTTAAAGACAATAGACTTTTTGCTGCTAACTTAAAAAATCTTACAGATGAAATTGTAAGTGATTATAATACTTTTAAAGTAAAATCATATAAACACTCAGATTCAAGTGCTACATGGAGTCCTAGTTCAGGAACATATACAACTTATACAGATGACTTTGTAAATCCTGACCTTTATGAAGCAGAGCTTTATAAATATCCAAACACTGACACAACTCAATATAGATATGCATTAGGGCCTTCAGGTACATCACCTTTAGTGTTCGGAGCAAGCACACCTACATATCACACTGCCAACACAGGTGTATATGTAAGTTTTAAGCTTAAAAAATTTACATTAAATCAATTCGAATATTGGCATAATTTTAAAGCTGATGTAGATGGTAGTGATGACTTTGAAACAGATGGTGTTTGTATACCTCCATTTGTAGGTGTTCATCCATATGGAGAAGACCAAAATTTCGATAACTATAAAAATCCTGTATTTGCTAATAAGTATGTTGGTTATATGCGAGATGAAATATATCGTTTTGGTATACAATTTTATGACAAGGATGGTAATCAATCTTTTACATATCCTATTGGTGATGTAAGGTTTCCGTCTATAGAGAATGATTTAAGAATTATAGGTACTACAATAGACACGTATTCATTTGCTACTGCTCCAACTAATAAATACATTCTAAAAGATGAATTAGGTAATGGTTATATACTTTACCCTGAATTTAGAATTAAATTATCTTCAGATATTAGAAAGAAGATTTCTGGTTTTAACATAGTAAGAGCTGAAAGAAATGATGTAGACAAACGTGTTGTTGCAGCTGGTATGTTAAATCAAACATTAATATACTCTAATGACTCAGAAAATAAAAGTCTTAAGAACAAAATAGGTTTAGATAAGATACCTTTATTTACTCAAAATACAAGTTATAGTACAGGTGATTATGATTTTGGTGCTGCTGACCAAAGTTCAGTATATACTTTAGATACACCTGAAGTATTATTTAATTCTTTAAACTACATAAAGTCTGGTGAAGAAAAGTTAAAAATATGTAATAAATTTTTATGTAAAAGCTATACGACAGATGATAAACCTATGGCTGGAAACCATATTAATGTTACTTCAAGTTCTGGTAGTGATGTAGATTGGATGACACATGAAGGTACTGCAAGTACTTTTTTTGCTGCTCCTATGGAAGTAAATCATACGACAGCACCAGATTTAACAGATAAAAAACAGAATTCTTTTTTTAGTTTATATTATTCAGATGATTCTGAAACCTCTCCTTTGCATACAACAGCGATAGCAGATTCAGGTCATTATTCAAAAACTTTGCATTTTGGTAAAAATGTAGGTGCTGATGAGCTTGTACCATCTTCTTTATTAAGTGCTACAAAAGATTTTAAAAATAGAGCTGAAGTATATACAGATTCAAATGTATTAAATCATATTAATCTTGACGGTGGTTTTATAGAAAGTGCTGATTCAAGGTTAATGATTGGTGGTAGAACTTTGATGTTAAATTTAACGTCAGATAGTTTTTTTACATTTTCAAATCAATATATATTTCACACAGCTAATACTGTAACACCAGTTATTAAAAATAGTAACTATTACGCAGCAAAACCATATGCCAAAATCATTAAAACAATGACAAATGATTCTGGTCAATATGGTGGAAATACAGATAATGCATTTATATCGCAAAGATGGATTTCTACAGGTGCATCATTACATGGAGATGATATTACTGATGGCGAAATGATACTTTCAGTTTTTGGTGGAGATACATATATAAACATGTTATCTTTAAGTAAATTTCATCAAGAAACATATAATACTGGCTCTAAATTTAGATACACTCAAGGTTTAATTTTTCCTGTGGAATCAAGTATTAATGTTGATTTAAGAAGAGGTAATTATTTTGGTAAAAATTCTGCTGAGCTTCAAGTAGAAGATGAGTACTTAATAAGCTCATCATACTCTGCTACAAATAATTTAAAAAGTTTTCCATCAAAAGACCCTAAAATAGAAATTGTTAATGATTATAAAAATTTAATAGCAGCTTCTAATGTAAAAATATCAGGGCAAACACAAGATGCTTTTGCTAGGTTTGATGCCAATGAAATTTTTCAAGTTAACCCTAATTACGGGCCTATATACAACATAACATCTTTTAAAGATACTTTGTATGCTATACAGGAAAAAGCAATTTCAGTTCTTTCTATAAACACTAGAGCGTTAATTCAAAGTAAAGATGGTTCTTCAATATCAATACAAAGTGAATTAGGTACTGGTACTGTAATAGAAAGGAATGATTATATAAGTACAAAGTATGGAAGCCAAAATAGGTTAAATGCTATAAGTACTGATATGGGCTTATATTGGTTAGATAATAATAATGCTGCAGTATGTGTAGTACCTATAGCTAATAGAAATCAAGTAGTTAATCTGACTGAGTCAAGTTCGTGTTCAAGTTTGCTTTCAGAAATTAAAACTACAAGACTTAAAGATAATCCTTTAAATATTGCACTAACTACAAATACAGGTGGTATAGATTTATCTTACAATCCTTACTATAATGAAATACTTTTTAGTATAAGTTATTACAAATCAGGATATAAACATTTATGCGTTGCCTATGATGAGGCAAATAAAGTATTTTTAGGAAATAGAAGTTATAGTACTCTAGTTAACTGTACACATAGAGGTGTGTTATATTCTGTTGGTTATGAACATTCACAAACTTTTCAAGAAGCTACTGATGCTAGAAGAAAAAAAATATACAGTCATGATACTGCCGCTACAAACTATAATGTTTTTTATGGTACAACTACAGATAATCCAAATGTTACATTTGTTAATAATGAAGAGGTAGTATCATTAAAAGTATATGATAAAATTGTGCTTAGCACTCAAGAACATCTTGCTAGTGGAATTTTTAGTAAATTTGTTTTCAACACAAATGTAGATGCAGGAGAAACGTTAGATTTAGCTTCAACTAATATTGATAAAGTAATTGTAGGCAAACAAATTGTTCCTGTATTTGTAACGAAAAGACAAAAAGGCAATTATTTAAAAATTAAAATAGAGCAAAGTGTAAACCCAACTACTCAGATATTTAACTTATTTTCAGTTGTTTCACACTATAGAAAGAATATTTTATAATGAATTATAACAAAGGTTTTAAAAATCCGTATACAAAAAATATAAGTCTATCTCAATTTAATGAGTTGGAAACGACTAAAGACTACATTCGTTTTTATGAAAACTCACCTACAATTTCTGAAGAAAAAGTAGATGAAAAAGATGCACGTATGATTAATACGGTTGTACCTTCTATGGGTAAAGGTGGTGCATTTATTAAAAGTGGAATAAAAAAATATAATCCAGGTGGAGAAATAGCACCTATTCCAATGGCAAAAGGCTCATCTGCATTTCTAGCAGGCTCAACTCCAGTTGGTTCTTATTCAGATGTAGCTGGAAATACTTTTGATATGGGAGATATGGGTGGTTCTGACCCACTAATGAGTGGCTTTACACCAGCAAATGTTATTGGCACTGCTGTAAGTTTAACTGAAAATATTGTAGAAGCAGCTGAAGCAAAAAAAGAATTTAATAAAAATTTAGAGGACAGTCAAGCTGTAGATAAAAAAAGGTTAAAGGATTTAGCTACAGAACAAAGAACAGCGCAAGGAGAAGCTATTGGTGAAGCAGCTGGTACAGCAATAGGAGCTCTTGTAGGTATGCCTGGACTTGGTGGAAAAGCAGGAAAATTTCTAGGTAATATAGGCTCTAAAATAAAAGGTAAAAAGTTTGGAGAAAAAATAAACCGTAAATTCAAAAAAGAACAAGGAGAGCATTTAGACTTTAAAACTGGAGAAGAAATAGCTTCTGTTACAAGAACAATGAGAGAAGATGAATCTGCAGCTAATGAAAAGTATTTAAGTAGTTTAGGTATTCTAAAATACGGTGGTAACTTTAATGGAATGGTATATGGTAAGCGACACGAAGATGGTGGTGTGATGATGTACAAAGATGGCGCTCCTATAGCTGAAGTTGAAGGTGATGAGTATGTTATTAATAATGATATACTAAAAGATAAGCCAGAGTCTAAAAAGAAGTATAGTATATCAGGAACACCTGTACAAATAGCTTCTGCTTTAAACTCTATAAATAAATATGGTGTCAACTCACATCCAGGTGGTGTAGTAAAACAAGTATCGTAATGAATCCAGTAACAAAAAGTGTTAGTCCTGACATAAATAAAGATGCGTTTTTAGCGCAAACAGGTATTCAAGAAAAAATAAATTCTATAGCTAACAAATTAGGCGTTAGTGTAGATGAACTACTTTATGCAATTGGTAAAGAAACAGCTGGTAGCTATAGCTCTTCTCAAAGAAACTTAGGCGACGGTAAAGCAGTAGGTCTAATACAATTTTATCCTGATAAAGACCAGACATATAAAACTATAGCTGGTAAGAAGTATGAAATATCTGATTTAGAACAAATGAGTGAGTTAGAGCAGCTTGATATAGTTGATGCTTATCTTACACAAAATTTTAAAAATAAAGGGGGTAAACCAGGAGAGTTGTATGTTTCAATTGCATATCCTTCATTGGTAGGTGCAAGTCCAGAAACAGAATTAACTCCTGAACAATATGCAATTGTATCTGAACAAAATCCTGGATGGGTTAAAAACGGCAAAATAACGAAAGCCTCAATATCAAGTTTTGGAAGTAAACCTGAGTATTCAGATAATTTATCATTTAGTATAGAAAACTTAAACCCTGCTCAAAAAGATTTATACAACAAACTTAAAAAAAGTATTGATGCTTCTGGTTTTCCTGCAAAAAGGCGAAACGAACTTGCTGAAGCAGCGTATCAAAAAGCTTTAAATTTAGATTCAAGAAATTTACAAAATGTAAAAGAATCAGAAAAGTATACTATACAAAATTTAATATCAGAAGTAAATAAAAAAGGTTTTGCAGATGATAAAAAAGCTCTTGAATCTTATATTAATGACCCTAGTATTTCTACAGAAAAAAGACTTGAAGCAGAGAATATTTTAAAAATGTATGAATCAGGAAGGCAAAAAGTTATTCCTGGTAAGTTGGATAATCCAGCTAGAATGCAAGAAGGGTTTGACCAAATAGAAAAATACGAAAGTGAGATACGTAGATTTGCAAATGAAAATATAAATATCTCTGAAGAACCTGTAGTTAAAAAACAAGTAGTTGAAACACCTACAAAGGTAGAAGAACCTGAAGAAAAAGTAGAGCCTACAACGTCAGAAAATAAACTAGTAGATTCTATTACTACTGAAGGCTTGCTATATGACGGTCAAGGAAGTGAAATAGATTTGTCTAGCCTTCCTAGCGAAGTTCCTCTAACCGAAGTTCCTCTAACCGAAGAACCTAAAAATACAGGCCTAAAAAATACTATAGAAAAAATTAAAAATTCTGCAGACGAAGCGTTTTTTGCATTATCAGCAGGTGCTGGTATTATGGGGCAACTTCTACCGGGCGGTGCAGGCACACAAGTAGTAGCACCATTTGCACAAACTAATCCATATGCACAAGCGGCAGGACTTCTTGCTACAGGGGCAGGTGGGCTAGGAGCATTGATAGGTAATTAATGTCAGTCTTTAATCGTAAACTATTTAATAATCAGTTGTATCAATCTAAAGGCACAGGAATTACTACGGGTTTAGATGCTGAAGATAACAGACTTAATCAACTTTTTGAACAACAACAAAAAATATTAC